ATAAACGACTTACAAAGATAGAAGTAGAACTAGCAGCACAACGAGAACGAGACGCTGCTGTTGAAAGTAGAATAGGTAAAGTTGAGACTGCTATCCAAGAGATGCACAACAAACTAGACCGCATGATGGAAATATTAGTAAGGAAATAAACGATGAGCTTATATAAAAACATTAACAAACGTAAGAGCTTAGGCATTAGCCGTAGCAAGAAGAAGTCAACCATTACTCCTAAAGCGTACGCTAATATGAAGCGTGGGTTTCCGAAGAAGAAGAAGTGAGCGTATCGTTGTCGATAGGTAGAGGTGAGAAAAGCAAGAAGGGCGGACTCACTGCAAAGGGTAGAGCTAAGTATAACAGAGCTACAGGCTCTAAACTTAAAGCTCCTCAGCCCGGCGGTGGTCCTCGTAAGCGTTCCTTCTGTGCTCGTATGAGTGGTAACAAGGGGCCTATGAAAGACAGTAAAGGTCGTCCTACTCGTAAAGCTTTAGCGTTACGTCGCTGGAAGTGTTAACAGATGGCTAGACCTGCTAGAAGACCTGTTGTTCGTCCTAACCCCTTATCGTTTCAACAACGAACGATTGCTGCTTCTTCGTCGGCGGTAGCTACAGAGAACAAAGAGAAAGCCGACAACTTGCAAACTAAAGTAACATCCTTAGAGAGTGATCCATTCTTTGTTACTATTGACGGAGGTGGACCAGTTTTAGAAGATACTGATATATTTGACGGAGGACAACCTGATGCCTAGCTTTACCAAACGTATACAATTAAGAAGAGGAACTCGTACTGAATGGACATCACAGAATCCTGTTCTTTTAGAAGGTGAGATAGCTATTGAGTTAGACACCTACCGCAACCGTATTAAGATAGGTGACGGTACTACAGCGTGGAACTCATTGCCTTACTTCTTAGATGCTCGTGAAGAAGAGGTTGGTGATTATGATGAATTTATTGAAGGCTTGACAGGTGATCCGTGATTTACTAACAAGTGTCACAGTTAACCAATTAAGCAAAACAAGATATGAGTGTATGGTATCAAATGGGACAAAGTGTTAGAAATTTACTAATATCTCTTACTAGTACGAGTAAGGCAATTTTAGACACCGAGAGTAATATACAAGCAAGGACAGGCGATGATTTAGGAACTATGGCTTTTGCCACTGATACTAATAAATTGTATGTATTTACTGAGTCAGGATGGGTATCTTCTTAATAGTTTTGACAATCAATAACCACTAACATAAAAATTACAAACAATGGCTAATATACTTCAACAAATAGGAACAACTGTTAAGTCGAAGTTGGACGAAAAGGTAAACAAAACGGACGCAGTTACAGACTTCTTAAAGTCTATACTCGGCTTCCCTCAAGAGACCGTTGCTCCTTCTGTAGACACAGCTTCAAACATAACGGCTAGAACTAGCGACGACACAGGAACGATCATGTACGGAAGCGACTCTACAAAGCTTTATGTATTTGACGGCAGTGATTGGCAAATCTTTAACAACAGCTAATAAGATATGAGTGATATTACAGTAATAAACGACAGCGAGCAATCTTCGCTAGTAACAAACGGAATTGCTAAGAATGGCGAGTTGTATTTAAAAGCAAGCGGAAGTACCAATGCAGGGGCTGTCGTAGTATACGATAGCGGAGCTTGGAGGACATTTGCTAATGAAGGAGGTGCTTTTAGTAACGCCTATAGCGTAAGTCTTGACGGTTCTAATGACTACCTTCAAGTGCCTGCAAGTTCAGATTTTGACTTTGGTACAGGTGCATTTACGTTTTCTTTTTGGTTTAACATAAGTAACTTCGATTCGTATGGTGCTTTTTTCTCCAGAGCTGGATCGGGATACAGGTTGAAATTTCAAAATGCTAACAATATAATAAAATTGGACCCGAATAGCGGACCTGAAATGGAAGTAGTAAACCACAGCTCGTCGCTTTTAAATGCTTGGCATAACTTGGTAGTAGTTCGTGATGTTTCTGACAATACCATTAAGGGTTATTTAGATGGAGGTACTCCCACGTCTAATTCTATTGGTTCTGGCGTAACATTCTCAGCTTCAGGTAACCCTCTGCTTATAGGTAACCACCTTGGTGCATTTTATTTAGGAGGTAAGATAGATGAGGTCGCTGTGTGGAATAGTGCATTAAGCTCAAGTGATATAACATCTATATACAACAGTGGCTCACCTACTGATTTATCTTCTTATTCACCATTAGGTTGGTGGAGAATGGGAGACGACGATAGCGGTACAGGTACTACTATTACAGACCAAGGCAGCGGGGGCAATAACGCCACTCTTATAAACGGACCTACCTTCTCCTCAAGTGTTCCTTCCTAACCTTCTTAATAATTATGAGCGATAGACAATATGTTATACTAAACGCTGCTGATGTTTCATCCGTCAACTTTGATGACGTGCTTGAGACTTCAGGAGATACACTAAGATACAATCTAGCGGGGGATGAAACCTTTGTTAAATACGAAGGACCTAAACCTCGTTGCTTGTACGGTAAAGACACACTGAGTCACTCAGCTATGCTTACTGTATTATCAGGAGAAGCTTGGACTGAAACAATGGAGGAGGAATAAGACATGGCTAAATTAGACTTAATAACATCATCCACCCGTCCCGCTTCGCCAGCTGCTGGTAAGGCATACTTTGAGACGGACACTAATAAAGTTATCATTTGGGACGGTTCTGCTTGGACAGAGATTGTGTCAGACGGTACTGCTTAACACATTGATTTTTTATAATCACTAACTAAATAAATACTAATATGCCAGATACATCATCCATATTCTATCAAATCGGTCAATCGACTAAATCTGCTATTGCAGCAGAAGAAACAAGAGCGTTAGCCGCTGAGGCTACTCTCCAGTCGAACATCACTGCTGAAGCTTCTAGCCGTGCAAGTGCCGATTCGACCCTTCAAGCTAACATCGACAGTGAGGCTTCAAGCCGCTCGTCTGCTGACTCTACCTTACAAGGTAATATTGACAGTGAAGCAAGCAGCAGAGCATCCGCTGACTCCTCTATTCAGTCCGAACTAGACGCTACTCAAAGTGGTGCTGGTCTTGCTGCTGGTGGTTCGTACTCCGCTAACTCCTCCACTAACTACATTACTTCGGTAACTACATTGGTTGGAGCCGACGAAGCTCTTGACGGACAAATCAAAACTAACGCTGACGCTATCGCTTCTGAAGCTAGCTCACGTGCCTCTGCTGATTCCGCTTTACAAGCTGAGATTGACGCTGAAGAAACAGCTCGTGCATCTGCCGACACAACTCTTCAAAACAACATCACAAGTGAAGCTTCCTCAAGAGCCGCTGCTGATACCACCCTTCAAGGTAACATTGATTCCGAAGAGAGTGCCCGTCAAGCTGCTGACTCCACACTTCAAACAAACATATCTGACGAAGCAACTGCTAGAGCATCCGCTGATACAACCTTACAAGGAAATATCGACGCTGAAGAAACTGCACGTATTGCTGCTGTTTCCGGTGAGGCTACTGCTAGAGCTTCTGCTGACACGACTCTTCAGTCTAACATTGACTCCGAAGCTTCGACTGCACGTGCTGCTGAATCTGCTCTTGACGCTGCCAAAGCTAACCTTGCTGGTGCTTCCTTCACAGGAGATGTAAGCGGAACCAATCTTGTACTTAGCGGTAACTTAACTGTTCAAGGTACAACTACCTCAATCGAAACAACCAACTCCCAAGTTACTGATGCTATCATGCTTCTTAATGACGGAGCTGCTGGCGGAGCTAACAATGGTAACGACGCTGGTTTCATCATTGAGCGTGGTTCTTCCGACGACGGAAACATTGCTGTTGTATACGACGAAGGTGAAGATAAGTTTGCTTTCTACAAAACTTCAGCTGGTGCTACTTCTACTGACATCAGTGGAGACGACGGAAGTGCTTCTTTGATCGACGTTAAAGCAAACGACGTTGTTCTTGGAGACGGTAACAATCTTGGATCATTGGCTGACTTTACAGCTGCAATGGCCTAATTGAATTAATAACACCAGATGAGCACGAAAGAGAAAAAAGGTGATACGTCATCTATATCTTTTCGTCTCAAACGGTCACAGAAGAAGGATGTGGCTGGCATCGCTAATAAACTCGGTGTCAGCTCATCCGCTCTTTTGAACACATGGATCACTAGAATCCTCAATAATATGAACGGACTAGGTGATCACAGTGAAGAAATACCGAGAGAGGAATAGATAGAAGTTTACTCATATCATACATTAAAGAGGTGGTTCTTAGGAGCTGCCTCTTTTTGTTTACAAAGATAACAAGCTTTATTACTATAACATTATGCTGAGTCACAAAGAAGGAAGTAAGCTGCACGATAAGATAGCAGACGCATACAGGAACAGTATAGATATGATGGACGACCACGGAGAGTACAACGCTGCTCTACTTAACGGTGCTCGTCAGTTCCTTAAAGATAACAATGTTACTATGGACAGCGGTCTAGGGACACCCTTACAAGCGTTAAACAGTCAGATAGAAGCATTACCATTTGAAGAAGAACAACATCGAGATACCACCCAAGCTCAAGGACTTTAGAAACTTTCTATACCTAGTTTGGAAACACCTTAACCTACCAGACCCTACACCGCTTCAATACGATATAGCGGAGTACATGCAACACGGTCCTAAGAGATCGTTAATCATGGCGTTCCGTGGTGTAGGTAAGTCTTGGGTGTGTAGTGCCTATGTAGTACATCAACTACTGCTAGACCCCTCCAAGAACATACTTGTTGTATCTGCTAGTAAGAATAGATCAGATGACTTCTCTACGTTTACTTTGAGGATCATTCAAGAGATTCCTATTCTTCAAGGATTAAAACCCTCTGAGAACCAACGCTTCTCTAAGATAGCTTTTGATGTAGGTCCAGCTCCGGCAGCTCACGCTCCCTCCGTTAAGTCACTAGGTATAACATCACAGCTTACAGGTTCTCGTGCTGATATAATCGTAGCAGATGACGTAGAAGTTCCTAACAACTCAGCTACACAAGGTATGAGAGACAAGCTAGACGAACAAGTAAAAGAGTTTGAAGCTATCCTTAAACCCTTAGACACCTCTCGTATCCTCTTCCTAGGTACTCCACAGTGTGAAGACTCTATCTATAACAAATTAAGAGACAGAGGCTACAACGCTCGTATATGGCCTTCTGAGTATCCTAACGCTAAAGAAGCTGCCTACAACTATGCAGGTGATCTAGCACCCCTTCTAGCGGACGCTATAGACGAAGACACTATAGGTACTACAACAGAACCTCTTAGATTCTCTGACTTAGACCTAGAAGAACGTAAGATGTCCTACGGACGTACAGGCTATGCTTTACAGTTCATGCTCAATCCTAAGCTATCTGATGCTGATCGATACCCGTTAAAGATTAACGATCTTATTATCATGGATATAGATGTAGACTTAGCTCCTGAAAAAGTAGTGTGGTCCAGTGACGATGATAACACAGATAGAGAGTTACCTAATGTAGGACTTAGTGGTGACCGCTATAGACGACCTTCTAACACAGTAGGTGATATGATACCTTATACTGGTTCTGTACTCTCCATTGACCCCTCAGGACGTGGTAAGGACGAAACTGGATACGCAGTTGTTAAGATGCTTAACGGTCAATTGTACGTACCAGATGCCGGAGGTATACGTGGAGGTTACGATGAGAAGACTTTAAAGCATCTAGTAGCTATAGCTAAAGATAACAAAGTTAATAAAGTAGTTATAGAATCTAACTTTGGAGACGGTATGTTTATGGAGCTTATAAAGCCGCTATTTAGAACAACCTATCCTGTAACTATAGAAGAAGTACGTCATAACAAACAAAAGGAGTTACGTATAGTCGATACCTTAGAACCCGTTTTAAATAGCCATCGCTTAATCATAGACCCTTCTGTTATAACATATGATTATAAATCAGCTCTTACATATCCTATAGAACAACAAACTAGATATATGCTATTTTATCAACTATCTAGAATAACAAGAGATAGAGGAAGCTTAGTTCATGATGACCGTTTAGACGCTCTATCTATAGCTATAGCTTATTGGGTTGAACAAATGGCTAACGATGTAGATCAAAGTATGTTAGATCGTAAACAAGAGTTACTACATAATGAACTTCAAACGTTCACGGATAGCTTCCATAAAACTAACAATAACAATAGAAGTAATAACTTATGGATGTAAACTCTTGTAGCTATAGCTTTCTAAACGTAACTTTAAACGTAAACGTAGTACAGCAGTACAGCGTTGATGGTAACTTTCTCAAGCCGAAGGGATGTTGTCAACACCTAATCGTAAATCAGTAAGGAAAAAAAGTAAGTTACTTATAACCTAGTACATCTTCTCAACTTTTGTTATAGTACCAACACGATGGATATAAACGAACAGACAGACACCTTCCAGTACGAGCTATTCAAACTTATACATAGGTTCAAAAGTGAATACGATCTTAACGACTACACTATAGCGGGTAGCCTAGACTTCGCTAAACTGTCTGTACTGACTGAGACCGATGATGTTATCTTCTCAAGCGACGATGTAGTAGAAGATGATACAGACGATCTATCGCCACTCTTCTAAATCCAGAAGACGGCCTCCCATGCGTACAGCGGGACCGAAGGGTCGTCAGCTATAGGTATCGGATCAAACTCAGTAAAGGTAGCTCTTAGCATATACGTACAACGTAGCATATAAAAGACACCCTTGGCGAAAGGTTTTGAAGAAAAAATCTGAGGGGCTTACGCTATATACGCGTGCGTTAATTACCCCCGCGTGTACCCGTAAGATTCTTATAGGGGAGGGGGTAGTATTCGCACTATAGTCATTATGTCTAATAGTAAGTGCTTGATATCCAACGACTTAATGTTATTCGACTGGAGATTGACGCAGTCTACACGAGTAAAGCAAAGCTAAATATCTATTAAGATATGTAATTAGTGTAAGTATGACTGCGTTTCCAGTAGTTTGCTTAATGCAAGTAGTTTGCGTTTACTAGTGTTTTTCTCTTTTTTCAGTTCATTTTGTGTCACTCTGTCACACTGTGCCGTCACTACTGTGTCACTCTGTCACACCTCAAATAGACAGTTTTGTTGATTATCAACGACTTACGGAAGTAGAAAACTGGCATCGAAGCTGCTCTCTATGGGCAACCGTTCTTTCTCAGTCCTTCGGGACTTCATATAAATAAACCAAGTACGCAAAAATACTAATAATATAAATAAACCAAATACACTAACTGTATAGAAATTATACACGCTGTATAAAAATTATACACCAACTGTATAAAAATTATACACATTGTATAAAAATTATACACTTATTTTGGTTGGCACGGTTCTAGCTACTATAAGGCAGTTCTTTCTCAGTCTAAATAAA